CAGTAAATAGATTTGACGGCTACACCGGTGTTGATGCAGTATTAACTGCTAATTTAGGTTATGGGTATATTAATAAAATCACATTATTAAATCCTGGCGCTGGCGGGTATGCATTTGCTCCTAATGTTACACTTAATAGAAATAATACTTTAGGTGGAACTGACGCAACGGCAAATACGCGGTTAGAGGCAGAAATTATTGATGTGGCAATTACAAATGCCGGATATGGATATACTGTTGCAAATGTATTGGTTGTTCCTGCTACGCAAGATTTGCCATATTTAACAAGTAATGCAGTTATATTAGCTCAAATAGGGTTTCAAGTTGTTGGTGCAAATATTACAAATTCGGGTAGCGGTTATGTTGCTACACCAACAGTAACAATCACTGAAAATACAGAAGTTGCAAATGCTACGGTGACGGTAGATTATGTTTCTCCTTTAATTGAAAACAAAGATACATATATTTCTGCTTATAGCGCAGGTGGTTTAAATTACGGTATGTTTGCTGCTAGATATCCTGGTGCAATGGGGAACAGTATAAAAGTTTCTTTAGCTGACTCTAGTACATACTCAGGATGGGCATATGCATCAGCGTTTGATTCTGCGCCAGGCACATCTGCGTTGGTTGCTGCAAAAGGTGGATCTAATGATGAAATACATGTAATTGTTATTGATGTCAGAGGAACATTTACCGGTACTCCTAATTCAGTATTAGAAAAATATTCGTTCTTATCTAAAGCATCAGATGCAAAGACATCGGATCAAGCATCAAATTACTATAAAGATGTAATTAATGATAGATCAACATATGTTTGGGTATTAGATCATCCTAGTACAACTTTAGGTGGAACCAATTGGGGCCAAGTTGCTCAAGATACGACCTTCGGATCATTAACAGCAAATGTCACAAATACATTAACACAGGGTGTATCTGGAGATACTGTTAGCATTGCAAATATTTTAACGGGTTATGCAATTTTCTCGAACGATGAGGCGTACGACGTTGGATTGATTCCGATGGGACCAACAACATCTTATACCGCAGTAAATTCGGTTATCGCAATTGCAGAAAGCAGAAGAGATTGCGTAGTATTTGCATCTCCTCCATATTCAGATGTGGTAAATACAACAGGACAGGCATCAAGAATAACTACATATAGAGACAATTTAACATCCTCATCTTTTGCGGTGTTAGATTCGGGATGGAAATATCAATATGATCGTTACAATGATAAATATAGATATGTTCCGTTGAATGGCGATATTGCAGGATTATCTGCTAGAACAGATTATATTGCTGATCCTTGGTTCTCTCCTGCAGGATATAACAGAGGTGTAATTAAGAATGTTGTTAAATTAGCCTGGTCTCCATCTAAAGCAGATAGAGATACATTATATAAAAAGGGCGTAAATCCTGTAGTAACATTCCCAGGACAAGGTACATTGTTATTCGGTGATAAAACATTGTTAGCAAGACCAAGTGCGTTTGATCGTATTAATGTACGTAGATTGTTTATTGTTCTTGAAAAAGCAATTGCAACGGCATCAAAATTTCAGTTGTTTGAATTTAATGACGCATTTACGCGAGCACAATTTAGAAATCTTGTAGAGCCATTCTTAAGAGATGTCCAAGGACGTAGAGGCGTTACAGACTTCAGAGTTGTTTGTGATGAAACAAACAATACTGGAGAAGTTATAGATCGCAATGAATTTGTTGCTGATATATACATTAAACCTGCTCGAGCAATCAATTTTATTCAATTGAATTTTATTGCAACAAGAACAGGCGTATCCTTCGAAGAAGTCGGCGCATAATAGGAGTAAGAAGAAATGGCAATACCATTTAATGTAGATAGATTTAAAGCTGAACTAACGAACGGGGGCGCACGACCGAACCAGTTTGCAGTTCAATTAACATTTCCTAACTATGTTGCAAGTCGTGCGCTCGCAGTAACTAAAGCTCCATTTTTAATTACTGCGGCAGAATTGCCTGGTCAAACATTAGGTGTCACTCCGGTTTATTATCGGGGCAGACTAATAACAATGGCCGGTGATAGAACATTTGCACCGTTCAGTTGTACTATACTTAATGATTCGGGGTTTACACTTCGGACTGCTATAGAACAATGGATGAATGGCATGGAAAATTTAAGAACAAAAACCGGAGCGTTAACTCCTGCGCAATATCAAACAGATATGTTTATATCGCAGTTAGATCGTAACGGTGCTATTCTTAAACAATATAAAATGTTGGGTGTATTCCCAACCGATATTAGTGCAGTTGGTTTGGACTTTGGTACAAATGACCAAATATCCTCATTCCAAGTTGCATTCCAATATCAGACATTTGAAGTTAGCAGTACGCCAGCTTCACAGTTGGTAGATTCGTTGAATATATTTGGTTCAGTCGCAGGTTAATATTATATAAAGTGATTTAATTATGGCAATTAAGCTATTTGGTTTCACTATCGCTCGAGAAGAAGAGAAGATAGATAAAAGAAATCAAGAATTCATGACACCGGTATCTGATGATGGTGCCACTACTATACAATCCAGCGGCATTCAAGCTGGGGGGTATTTTGGCACCTATTTAGATATGGATGCTACGGCAAAATCTGAGTCGGATTTAATTACACGATACAGAGAAGCCGCAGCATATTCGGATTGTTCTACAGCAGTAGATGAAATTGTAACCGAAGCAATCGCATCCGTGGATGACGATGTTGTAGTAAAAATCAATTTGGACAAGTTAGATATTCCGGATGATATAAAAGATACAATTGAAAATGAATTTAATAAAATACTTGAGCTATTAGAATTTAATAATAAGGCTCATGATATTTTTAGGCGTTGGTATATTGATGGTAGATTATACTATCAAAAAATTATTGATATGAAAAATCCTAAACGAGGGATTGTAGAATTGATGCAAATCGATCCTAGAAAAATTCGTAAAGTAAAAGAAATTAAGAAGGAAAAGGATGTAAATTCCGGTATAGATATAGTTAAAGATATAAAAGAATTCTTTATCTATAACGAAAAGGGAATAAATTATAATCCGAATTATTCATTCTCTACTACTGCAAATCAAGGCATTCGAATTTCACCTGACGCAGTGGCATTTGTTCCTTCTGGGATGATGGATTTAGAAAAGAATGTTGTACTTGGTTATTTACATAAATCGATCAAGGCAGTAAATCAACTAAAAATGATGGAAGATGCTCTGGTAATTTACAGATTAGCAAGAGCACCTGAACGTAGAATATTTTACATTGATGTAGGCAATTTACCTAAAATTAAAGCTGAGCAATATTTAAAAGATATTATGGCTCGCTACAGAAATAAAATTGTATATGATTCTAGCACAGGTGAAATTCGAGATGATAGGAAATTTATGTCATTGCTTGAAGATTTTTGGTTACCTCGCAGAGAAGGTGGCAGAGGAACCGAAATTACTACATTACCTGGCGGGGAAAATTTAGGACAGATTGAAGATATTAATTACTTTCAAACTAAATTATATCAAGCATTAAATGTTCCTTTATCTAGAATGCAGGCACAATCTGGTATATCTTTTGGTAGAGCAACAGAAATTACTAGAGATGAATTAAAATTTGCAAAATTTGTAGGTAGACTTCGTAAAAAGTTTAATATTTTATTTAATGATATTTTAAAAACACAATTGCTATTAAAGGGTGTGTTGACAGATAAAGATTGGGAAAGTATTAAAGAAAAGATTCAATATAAGTATGCGCAAGATCAATACTTTGATGAAATGAAGAGTGCTGAGAATTATAGAAATCAAATTGATTTATTAAATATGATAACCCCGTATGTTGGTACATATTTTAGTCAACGATTTGTAATGAAAGATGTACTACGTATGTCAGATAAAGAAATACAAATTATGAAAACTGAGATTGAGCAAGAGCCCGCTCCTCAGCCAATAAATACAGAACAACCCGGAAATCCGCAGCAATAGGAGTCATTATGGAAAAAGACACAATTAGAAGTATGGTAAGTAATATTATCGCTAACCGCGAAACCGATGCTATGCGAGACTTTGATGCGGCTATCGCAGATAAGCTAACAGATGCACTTGACCATAAAAAACAAGAAGTTGCATCTGGTTTAGGTGAATCAGATGACAATGCACCAGGAGTTGCAAGCGGAAGAGGCCCAGCCGGCGGTTCCGGGTTAACCAAAAAAATACTAGACGTAGCTGCAGCAATTGGCGACGTGTTTACCGGTGAAGCTGGTAAAAAAATGGCAGAGCCAACTCCTACTCCGCCTGCTACTCCTAAGAAACCAAAATAAACTAAGATGAAAAAATTTAATTCAATTCGAGAAGAGTCTCTTTTAGAAAAATTAAAATCTTCGGATCCTACTGGCAAGTGGATACATGATTTTGTAAAAAGTGACAATCCTAAATTTGCAGGTAAAAGCAAACAGGAAAGAATCCGCATGGCTTTAGGTGCATCATATGCTGCTAAGCGCAATGAAGAAGTTGAAGTTGAAATTGATGAGCAAATGGTACCACCTAAAGGGTTTCGTAAACCTGGTGATGACCGAGGCACAGAAATGGGCGGCGGCGGAGCCGGAGTCGGCAGCACTACAACTAGTAATGTCGGCAAAACAGTTCCAATTGGAGGTGTTTATCGTAGATATGCAGAACCTGCAGCTGAGCCAGTTAAAACAGAACCTGCTAAACCTGATCTTAAAACTAGATATGATGCGGAGATGGAAAAGGTTCGTGCTGGGAATACTAGTACAAAGAAACAAGATTATCCCACATTGACCGACGTAATTCCCGAACCTTCGAAAACTAGTAAACCCGATCGTGCAGGTAGAAAAGAACCTACAATGGGAGAACCGGTTTCTCCCCCAGATCGTATGGGCAGAAGAGAACCTACAATGGGTGAGCCTTCAACAAAACTTACAAAACGAGAAATTGCGTCTCGTCTAAGAGAACCAAGTGGACCAATTGGCGAGGAATTAGACGCACCTAAAACACAAGCATCACAATTAAAAGATATGTTATCTAATCCACAACATATTAGTAATCCTGAGCATAAGTCGCAATTAGAAAAACGATACAAAATTGCAAAAGATAGAGAAGATTTAGATCAGGGGCAGGCTGTAGATAAAACAGGTAAAGCAATGGCGGTATTACCACCTGCAGATTTTGCTAAAAAGAATCCGAATTTTAATAAA